TGTTTGCTACATCTGGTGCTAAACGAATGAGGTCTTCTGTATATAGATCAGACAACCGAAAGCCATGAGGCACTTCGTAGTCCTCCTTCTTAGGCTTGAGTCTGCGACTTGGTTTGTTCGGATTGATAGAGAATGCGAAGACTGCATAAGCGTACTCATCGGGCAAGGTGAATGATACTTTAGCCAACCTTCGGGCTGTGTCTATGTCGTCTGGATGAGCGTTGCGCCAAACCGCCAAGCCGACAGGGATAGGTAAGGACTTGATTACTTGTAGAGCTGCAGCTCTATCTCGCCATCTCATCATAGCACCTATGGCTGGACCGATTGGATCAGGCTTGGCCTTGAGAGAATCATGCACCACTACGAAGTCCTCCGACTTCTTGGTGAGTTTAGGCTTCTTGTCGAGGACAACAACCAACCTGTAAGCGACCAGCTCGGCCCACGCCATGATGTCGTCCTCGGTGAACTTGCTCACGTGGAGAATGTAGGTAGTGCCTGGAGCTGAAGGAATGCACGTCATCTCACGGTGCATCACGATGTAGTCGCCAACCTTGAACTCGGCATCGTCGCCAGCAAGAATCACGATTCCCATTGTGTCAGCCTCCAAACTTTGACCTCGTATTGGCTTCTTCCGTTGTTGATTCGTGCGAACCCAATCTCTTCAAAGTCGGGCATTTTCGACAGAATGTTTGTCGCTCTCTGGATGGTGCAACCGTGGCGAAGGCGACCCTCCGTGTTGAGCCACGCATGGATTTCTTGCGAGTTTCCCGTTTCGTGCTTCTCGAAGAACTTGAGGATTTGCTTCAAGGTTAGAGGATGGTTACACTTGAGGATTCTCTTCACCTCCGGTTTGTTCGGCGAAGGGGTCGGCGACATAGATGTAGTTACGGAGTCTGTCATATTGGTGTTTCGATAGTCCCCAGACCTCTCGAATCACTTTGGCTTGAATCGTGTATGAGCCGCACGTCCAATGCAAACCCTCTGCTGTGAGCGAACAATGAAGGTCGTCTTCAATCATAGAAGCTATCAAGCGAGGCCATTCGGATTCCTTGATGGGTCGGTTGCCGAGAACCCGTTGTGATCCACTACGCCATGTCTTCATGTTCAGTCCTCCATCTCGATAATGTGAGTCGGGGTCTTAATCGTCGCCATTTGCAGCTCCACTTGGTCGAGCAGGTGAGGGTGGCCGCTAAGAACGCCGACCAAGATTCTTGATAGTGCTGCTTCTCGCTGATCTTGGAGGAACAATTGTGAGTCTGTCCCTATCTCCTTCTTCAGCGTACCGACCAGCTTCAAGGACTTGTTGCATTCGCTGACCAGACGGGTTGCGTTCTGCACCCATTCGCTCGTCATACCCTCCATGTCCTTCTGATCCTCTAACTCGTCGAGCCAGCCCATCATGCGTTGAAGCAAAGACTCGGCGGTGTTGAGGGTGTCAATGGATTCGGTGCGTAGCGATTCGATGTGCGAAGCTTCCTCCGGTGTGTAGTCGAGATGCAAGTCCATGTGTTGAGATACCGTACCGACAGGCCAACCTTGCTTTGTTTCAACGTGCGTATGAGTTATCTCGCCACGATGCAGTCTCATCTCAAGGCTTCGCTTCAATCGGTCTTCAAGTTTGCAGAACGGGCATTCAGTCATTGTCATTTCCTCCCCAGAGTAAAGGCTGGCGTTCCTCGCCCACCTTGAAAGCACCAATGCGGCAGATGATACCTCGTCGTCCTCGACCGGTCTTCTCTGGTCGGTATTCCGCATACCATTCTTGAGGGTCAAGGTTTTCTTCAACCCAACGCTTTGCAGCTTGATAATCTCCATTGGTTATCATGCGTGAAATCTCTTTGAGCAGGTTGCTCTTGGTCAGGTCTTGACCCCAATAGGTGTCCTTGATGAGCCGAAGGTTTGCATCCATGACGTTGCGCCTCATGCGTAGCGAATCATCGAGAAGGGTTTGCAGACCGTCCGACCAGGCGACATGAAGAACACCACCCATCCAATGCGGCTGCATCATGGCGTAGCCGATGGCGAGGCGACGGAACAGATCAGACTCGTAGTTTCGGACGGCTGGTTGTTGAATCCATTCGTCCAGTTCATCATCGAAAACAACGCCGCTGATGGGCTTCTCCATGACCTCACGCTGACGGTTGAGGAACCAGTCCTTGATTGCTAAGGCTCTCGAAGCGAGGTCTGCGCGTTCGTCGGATTGCATTCGGGCTTGAGCCGCCTGTGCCTTCTTGTAGGCGAGTTCCTTCTGCTTGTTCATGCCGATTTGAATAATGAAGAAGCGACGGTCAAGACCGGACTCAAGCTCCAGCCTGGCCGGTTGCGTCCCACCCCATACGGTGTAGCGGGTGTTGTAGCGAACCCATCCGTTTCGCATGACCTTCTGGACTCGACCAGAATCGGTTGAGGTCAAGAGTCCGTTCACCATGTCGGTGCTGTGATCCTTACGGTTGCTAATCCAAAGCGAGGACATTTCCTCGAAGGCGAGGAACCCGCCGCACATCTCACGTGCAAGCGGTCGCCCGACGATTTGCCCGTCCTCGTCCACGCTGCCGAACATACCAGCTTCGGTGATGCTGTTCGGGCCAAGCATTGTGTTGAAGCCAACGCCCATGTGAGCTTGACTTGAATGAAGAAGCCCTGTGCCTTCAGCGAGGAACAGGTCAATGAGAGCGTTCTTGCCTGAACCCTTCTCACCCTCCATGAGAATGTGAATACGGGTATCTGGGAGGTGACTCATCGGCGTGTAAAACGGCGGTCGGTTGTGGCGGAGAGGACACATATCGAGGGTAAAGACAGCGTTTGGGTCGGCTGGATCGAAGTCGCAGCGTGAACACTTGTTGGCGGTGTTGAACAGATGTGCGCCAATCGAACAGATGAACACCGGCACTTTGTCCTCGACATCAACATAGTGATTGTCAAGTGCGAACTCTCGGACTGCTCGGAAAATGTTTAGCATGGTCGGTCGCCTCCGTTTCGCCGAATGAGAACCACTTGATAAGGATTCTTAAATTGACCCTTACAATCGTTGGGTTTGATATATCGCCCACGTGTATTCAAAGCTGGCTCACTTGTCGAGAAGAAGCCGCTAATTCTTTTTGTTTTTTCAGCGTTTGCTGAAAGAATAAATTGGGGCGCAGAGCTGCGGTTTAGCTGAATTGTTTTATTTCGTCTTGAAGTGTGTGTAGTTGTAACCGTAACAGATAGATAAGGGAAGGATAGAGAGAACCAGACCTCAATATCTCTTTGAAGAAATGAAAGAATTGAGACATTCATGACGCAGCACCTCGTTTATTTCTTTCTGGGCCGCTGAAAAAATTAGCCCAGCACACCACGCATGAATGCCTCGAACTCCTTAGCGGCCAGCTCGGAGCTTGAGGTTGGGCGTTTCCAATCGTTTAGAGGGGGGTACAGGCGACCTTCAGCAAGTCTCCCTGCCTCGGTATGGGTGACAATGGTTGCAGCTAAACCAGACGGCCAGCCTGGGCCTTTTCGCACGTTGGTTGGTGGTAGCGGTCGAACGTTGTAGCCTCGGTTCGTTTGGATCACCGCACCGACGACAAGCTGGTTACCAAGGTCATGAATGTGAACAGCGAAACCCTCACGCTCGATAACGACGCATGGGACTTCGTGATACCCCTTGCTGTCGTGCCAACCCCCAGAGACGACGAAGCCGCCGTGTCGGTCGGCAATCCCTACGCAGTCGGGAGCTTTGAGGCCGGAGTTAGCCGTGATGAGGACAGCCCCAGACTCGGCCCACGACTTACCGACTGTTGAATACGGATCAGGAACCTCGCCGAGCATGATTGAAATGTACGGCGTTTTCGATTCGTCAAAGAATGAATTGAAGTCGTGAAGGAACTCGTTAGGGTCTTCGAGAAGCATTTCATTTACCGGTGTTCGTGGTAGCGGATCGTCAGCAAACAGGGCATCCAGCAACGCCCAGAACATTTTCTTGCCGTTCACCAGCACTTCGAGGTCAGCAATCATCAACCGAAAAAACGGTTGCTGCACCCTGTTCTTGTGCTTGTTCAGCTGCGTTGCGTTGATACGCTCGCACGTGAGTTCGCTTGGTCGGACATGAAGCCAGTCGCCGACCTGAATCATTGCTTCTCCACCTCTTCGAGCAGAGACAGAATGACGGCAATCTTTTGGTCTTTATCCAGGTCTTCGAGCTGGGCGTACGCCGCCATCTCGCAGTAGTGGGGGCAAGTGTGATCTTGATGGTCGTTCTTGGGTGTCAGCTTGACAGGAGAGGGGGGGTCAAGGATTTGCCCGACCAAAGGAAGTTTGACCCCGCCCTCATGTGAGTCAGTCGCCAGGTGCTTATCAAGGAATGCCTGACGCATTGTGCGAACGTTGTACCCGATGGCTTGGTGGCTTTTGAAGCCCATGATGTCGGCGATTTCTTTCTGCTGCAATCCGTGGCTTCGCAAGTATCGTAGTAGTCTCTTCTGTTCTCTGTTCATAACCATTCCTCCAGGTGTCCTTCAAGGGTTGCCTGAGCAACCTCAAGGGATAATTCGTGTGCGACCACGGATCGAAGGGCGTTGCCCTTGATGCCTTGCGTACCCGTAGCCATGCCTCGTCGAGCGACGGCATGACAGGGCTTGCCTTCGTTGTCTTTGACGAACTCTCGTCCGTCTGGAAGTGTGATAGTGCCGCTTCGGTTTGACCGGTTCGTACATTCAGGGCGAGGTCGCCACGACGAGGGGAACCTTCCCCAAAGGTCGGTCGGCTTGTTCCTGTCCTCACCGTATCGGCAATAGGTGATTTTGACGTGCTGCAGGTGGTCGAGCAGGGGAAGCTTCCGAAGGATGCCGACAGGGTTCTCAACCCAAAAGAAGTCGGGCTGAAGCCACTCGATAACCCGTAGCGTGTGTTCGACCAGCTCCACAGCCAAGCGGCCCTTGTCGCTCTTGGGTGTGCGTGTGCCGTCAGCTGCGGGTGGGTTCCAATGGTGGCCGCACGATGCGACCGAGAAGCCTGTGCATGGCGGGGAGGCCCAGACGACCTTCACCGGCCCATGCCTGGCGATAAGTGCCTTGCACCATTCTTCGTCAATATCGAGAATGGACATGACATGATCCTCAATGTAGTGGTGGATTTTCCTGGCCTCTTCATTGACTTCGCCGTTCAGCTCAACACCGACCACACGGAAGCCCAGCTTCACGAAGCCAGAGCCGCCACCACGTAGCCCAGAGAACAAATCAACGGCGAGATCGCTCAAGCGACCACTTCCTTCTCACGCTGAAGCTCCGTGTTCGTAGCCTCGTCAATCAAGAACTCAAGACGCTCCCTCTTGCTGTCGTCAATGCCGCACCAGAAGCGAAACGGCGACTCACCAAACGCTCGATACTTGCTCATGAGGTATTCGTCGGTGTGTTGGTGCTGCTCGTTGCGAAACAGCTCACGCTTGAACATCTCAAAGTCCATTTGACAGTAAAGAAGACGGATGCCTTTCATGACTTCGGACGCTGAAAAATACAGATGTTCGGTCATGCTTTCACCTTCTCAAAGTGCCTGTTGAACCGGTCTTGATCCAAGTGGGCTTCTTTTTTGGTTCTGTCCAGGTGGACGTAGTGAAACACAGAATACAAATCGAAGTGTTCAACCTTGGTGATGCGAATACGAACGTCTGGAATCGCTCGATAGCGGAAGGTCATGCCGACCAAACTCATTCCTCTTCCTCCTTGAGCATGGACTTCATCATGTCAGCATCGCAAGCGGTGATACGCTCGGCCCCCATGATAACCTCACAGTCAATCGAGATGTCGGACTCGGTGAAACCAGCGTCCTTCAATCCCCTTCGCACCTGGATGACTCGCTCAGTTGTCCAGACGTTGACGGCTGGATCAGCGAGAGCATCGGCAGAATCGGATTCAAGAAGGATGATGAGCGTACCGCTGGCCTTGCTCAATGTGACCTTTGCTTGAACAGTATCGAGAGGGAAGGCGTGGGACTCATTGGAAAAGAATACCGGCGCATCCATGTAAGGAACATGCGGTGAAACCTCTTTGACTTCGACGGACACAGCATAATCGAGGCCGTTGTCCTCAGCCAATGCTTTAAGCCATTCAAGCTCGGAGGTGGTTAGGCTGCTGGGTATTTCTGCACCGTTGATGAACCGAGTCTTGAGCGAAACCTCGGAGGTTTCTGGGGCTTCGTTGCGACCGTAGAGGTTCCAGCGAATGCCGGACTCTTCGAGAATGAACATACATTCAGGGGTTGATTCTCCTTGTACGAGTCCAGAGACTTTGATTGTTCTTCGGGCGTATCGGTTTGTTTGGTCGGTCATGTTTTTTCACTCCGCTTTTTTGATGGTATCACTATCAGGTATTTGAATGTCTCGCTGAAAGAGATGTTGATTTTCAGCTATTTGTCGGTCGTTCATGATCTCAAAACACAGCGTCAGCTGCGCCTCAAGACGTTGAACCTGAGCCTTCAGCTCCTCAATTTCTTGCTTACGCACCTCGATTCTTTCTTTCCAAAACTCGTCACCCAAGCGCACCTTCATACCATCACCTCGTCGAGCCAGGCCATGAAGACCGGCAGCGTGAACACCACGAACATGATCCAGAACAGAAACCAAGTGAATGTCATACGCCCACCTCGTTCAAGCAATCCCTGGCCTCTTCAAGCCATTGCATCGCTTCCTCGATGTCCTCTCCGGTCTTCCCGTATTGCAGGGATTCGGGGAGGTTGTCGAGCTTGTCCTGTTCTTCGTAAAGGATTTCCTCAATGACCAGCTTCACCTTCAGCAATCGCTTACGCTGCTTGTCGTTCATTGTGAGTCCTCCAGATGTCGCTTCGTTGCTTCGCTTGCTTCAAGCATGGCGGGAAGCATGGTGAATCGAGCGAAAATGTGGCCGCATGTGAGGCTCGGCCCGATGATTCGGGTTCCGTTGGGGAGATACATTTCAATGATGGTGTCCCAAACACGGACTCCCTCGATTTCGATTTCAACCTCTTCGCCGATGTTTTCCTCAACCCAGTTCTCACCTTCGCAGAGGTGGCAAGCCGTTAGGGTCATTCTGTCGCCTCCTTGTACGGATGCTTGAGCTTCATGCTGTGTTCGGTTCCACCGTCAGGGAGGATAAGGCAAGGCACAGCGGTTTGATAATACCGCCCTTGTTCATCGTGGTGGCCTCTGGTAATCTGCCAGCGGTTCATGCCGCAGTTCTCGCACGTGGTTTCTTCTCGCTTGCTCTGGACACACCAGGCGCAGATGTGCCACTCGATGTTATCCACAATGTCAGCCTCGATACCGGACTCCCATTCATCGTCCAGGCTTACGCCGTCGTACGACATAATCCGAGGGTGCGATTCGTCGCAGACTTCACAATGACAATGCCCGCCGAAGGCCAGCTCCAGAAGAAGGTCACGGTGCGTTTGGGTGGGGATCACCAGCGGCTTGTTTTCGCCGAAAGCATCGGCGAGTTCGTTGTAAAGCTTGATCCTGTCGGCTGCTTTTGTGTTTCTCCATTCGTCTTCATTCATGTCCGTCGCCTCCTTCGCATTCGCAAGAGTTGTACCATGTGACGCAGCTTTGGCATTCGTCAATCTCCATGAGGCATAGGCCGTTTTCTGGGACATGAACGCCTGGTCTGTCTTCGTCGCAGGTGTAAAGGAGACGTTCGCCACCGCAGCCACAACAGGTATGGGTGAGCATGGCTTCAGCGTCAATGATTTTACACTCGATGTTTTCGACGATTTCATCATAGTCGAGCGTGGGAAGTCCGGTGTACCTGTGCCATTGTCGGTACAGATCGTCACGGTTCTTACTGAGCCTGAACATCATCGAGGACAGCTTGTGAGAAGCTGGTCGGGACATCAGCGCACCCCCGCTTCTTTCAGGCAATCGTCTTTGAAGCACAGCTCCCAATCAATGTAAAGCACTTGACCGCTTCTCAACACTTGCGTTTGAGTCCGAGGCTGTGCGCCTTGGCATCCACAGATGTTGCACTTCATGCGACCACCTCGGCTTTTGGGTGTGCATCGAGAGCCGCCTTCAGCAGCTTCTCCATGTGGGGCCAATGCTCATGGTCATGAACAATTTGAATCAGCTCATCAAAGGGCATCTCGACTTGAACCATCCCGAACTCGCCAGCCTTCAGGTGAGGCTCGCCTTCGTGCTTGGCCGCTTCTTCTGGCTCAAGGCCCAGGCCGAAGTCTGGGTGATTGATGTCCTCGGTCATGTGTAGCAGCGTTATGTCGCCGTCCTCGATTTCGTACGCCAGATAAAACTTCATCTCAAAGCCACCTCTGCTTCAGGGCGTAGCCGTCGCCGAACAGCACATGCGACAACGAATAAACGAGATGAAAGCCCATGTCCATGCCGCAGCCCTCAGCTTTGACGGCGTGGTATCGGTCGGTAAATGTCCAGCCCAGGGCGACGGAGGCGAGGAAAGACCAGTCATAGGGGTAATCGTCTTTGATGAGTCGCACCTTGATCCATCGAGTCATGCCCGACTTGGAGACATGTTCAAGCTGGGTGTAAATCGTGTCACCTGGTTTGAAGGCTTCCTTCAGCTTTTCGATTGCTTCCTCTCGCTTCATTCGCTCGCCTCCTTCTTCTCTTCGATCCAGAGCGACACCATGATGCGTGTTTCTTTGTACTCGTCTTCTCTGGCGAAAATGTAATGGTCGCATCGAGGGATGACGTTTGAGAATTGAATGACCCAGGCAAGGTCACGGGTGAGGGATGTCGAGGTGGTCATTCGCAGGGTGACCTTGTGTCCAGCCTCAAGGAAGCCTTGAAGCTCCTTCCACGTCTCGTTTTTGTCTCGGTTCCAAACGGTGAAGTCTGGCAGTTGTATTTTGGTCGGCATTTTTATTCCTCCGGTCTGTTTGTTGGTATCACTATCTCATATTTAAGGGAATCCCTTGAAATCGTATTGAGAACCTGAATAACATCGCTGAAGCTGCAGTCGAGAAGCTGGATGATCCATGAGAAGTATTCGCCGCTCACATCAAACGGGCAAACGGGGTGAAGCCTGGCGAGTTCGGGGATTTCTGGGGGGTTGCCCTCTTCAAAGAACATTGAGTCGGTTCCTCCCTGATGCAAGGTGAACCCGACGAGGATTTCTTCAGCGTCGGACATCGGCAGCGTGTCGCCGTATGCGTCGAAAATCTGCATCGAGAAGCCGTCAAGTTCACGCTCCAGGCACCAGCAACCGCCGCCGGTGTGTCGTCGAGTCCAACCGTCAGGGGTCGGCATTGAGTCGGGGTGGGGTTGTCTCATTCGCTCACCTCGTTCTTGACGCGCTCGATTGCTTTCTGGAGCATCTCGATTTGGATGGCCTTCGGCACATAGGCGGTTTGATCCATCAGCTTTTGAACAACGTTCGCCCTGCATGGGTGAGCTGGGTCGTCCCAGCTCCCGCCGCACCAATGACAGATGCTCAAGCGACCACCTCGATAACCCACCAGACGAGCAGCCCGCCGTATTCTGGGTTTGGATGCTCGCCGGTGATGATGTGACCGCCGATGCTGTCGGCGACCTGTTGCGCCCTGGCCTCGGTTCGGTGGTAAGAATGGCATCGGTTGGGGTCAAAGCTCATGCGTCGGCCTCCTGATCTGCGAAGGGGTCGGTGTCGTCGAGCATGGCCTCCACCAGCTTTCGGGTGCGCCAAGCGTTCTTCACTCGACCACCCCCGAACCGTTACAGGCAGAGCATGGAGAATCGTCCTCGCCGACAACGCCGAGAGCATCACACACGACACATTCTTTCTCGCCTTCCTCGTCGTGGGGGTCGGGCAGCCCCATGGCGGCGTAAAGGGCGCGTGAACGCTCGTCCCAGAACGGGGTCATGTCGTCGTCCCACGGGTTCTTCAGCTCCCAAGCGGCACATCGAGCCGTCTCAAGCTGAGGCCACAGGCCGTCATTGTGATCCTGTGAGTCATCGGGATGAAACCAAGGTTCCATGCCCCAATGCTTCCAGAAGGCCACGGCTTCTTCAACGGTGGCGGGGGTTCCGGTCGAAGGGTCAAAGGTCACTCGACCGCCTCCTTGATGCGTCGTAGCCATGCGAGCCGAACGGTTTCGGCCTTGAGGTGGTCGCCCTGTAATTCCTTACGGTGCTGTTCCCATGCTTCCTCTTCGCTCTTGAAACCGTAGTCCATCCAATGATGAACGAGGTTGCCGCCTTCTTCCAGAAGGTACGCACCGAAGGAGATTTCATCATTCAAGGCTTCCATCATCTCTTCAAAGGTGTGAGGCTCGCCGTCGTCGTCGTCGTCGAGAGCAAACTCAATCGCTTCTCCCATCTGTGAACCGTTGGTGAGGATCACCACATGAGGAAAGCAAGTGCTTTTTCGCTCGGTTTCTGGGTTCTCGATTGTGCCGCCTGGGTGGAACATATACCGGTTCACTTCGGCATAGTCGGTGAGCATTTTTCGCAGGGTGTCGGTTTTTTGGTCGGGGGTCATTTTTGTTCGCCTCTTGGTTATGGTAGCACTACCTCATATTTAAGCATAGTGCTTGGAATGTTTCGGGGAATAGGATTTTTTGGGGATTTTTTAGGGTCGGGGTTTTTTGGGGGAGCTGCGGCTTTTCGGGGGATTTGGCCTTTTTCAGCTATTTTTAGCTGGTCGAGCGAGACAAAAAGCTGCGGCTGGGAGCTGAAGGAGAGCTCGGGATTTTCGACAATCGAGGGCGGTTTATGCCTGACGCCTGGCGAATCCTGGCCCAGGCCTTGGCAAAAGCTGGTCGCGCACGTGGTGCGAACGTCTGGCAAGGTGATGCCTCAGAGGATCAGCGGCGGGGCTTGGCGTGGCCCGTGGTCGGTGTCGAGTCGGCGACGGCATCAAGGGCTTCAATCATGGCCTTGACGACGGGCAAGGGTGGCACCGTGTCTGGTGTACCCCAGGCGAGCCAAAGGCCCATGAGGTCGGTGACCTCGTCGTCGTCGGTGCTGGTGTGGATGTCGCACAGGTTCGTCACGACATCCCACACGCCGTGCCACGCTTGAAACATGGTGGCGCGGTCGTCGAAATGTTCCCTAAGGCTGGCCTTCATCGGGTCGGTCAGTCCGTCCACGCTGAGGGCTGCGGTGCGAAGAATCGAGAAGGTGCGTTCATCCAGCACTTCAGTCACCCACGCGACCGCTTGGGCGGCGGTGTCAAAGTGCCAAGAGAGCGCGCCGCTTTCTTCGTTGTCTCCGCCGTACCTGTCGAGACGGCGGCGAATCTGTTGAACGGCGAGGGCGGGGGCGTGGCTGTCGCTCAAGGTGTCGTGATACACTTCAACGAGGGCCGACGCTTCCAGCGTGTCGGGGGCCGAGCCTGTGCCGTGGTTGATGATGCGGAAGGTCAAGGGGCGGTGGTGAAGTGACCAGGCGGTGAAGCCGCCGCCGATGCCCTGAAGGGTGAAACCTTCGGGGATCACGCGCTCACCTCTTGACAGCAGGGGCAGGGCTTGGGGTCGGCTTGAAAATCACGCTCGGACGCTTCCAGGGTGAGCATTTCATCCATGCAGTTTTCACAAGACCACAAGGGCGAACCGAGGCCACCGAGGACGGCCCACGCTGGACGCTCGCCACAGCAGTCACACAGACGGACGGAACAGGAGGGGCATTCAATCGCTCCATGGTTGGACGCGATTTCAACGCACTTTTCACAGACACCGCCGTCACCGTTGGCGTGGAGGTTGTCACACACGACGACAGCGCACCGGTGAAGGTGGGACGGTCGCAGGTCGGAAAATCGAGAGGGGAAACCGTCGCTCATTGGCTCACCTTCTGGGTTCCAAAGGGGCGGCGGGGTGCATGATGCCATCGGGGAGCGGTTTCGCTCAAGCGTTGAGCGGCATCTTCAGCGGTGAGGTCGGCGGTGTGGCCCGTCCTCATCTCGTAGGGTTGAGCGTTGCCGTGGGTGGGGCCGTACGCGTCGAACCAATGGCCGAGGACATCATGCAGAATGGCGCAGTCCTGACCGTCGAGGGTGACCCTCTCTTGGTCGGACATGAACCAGTCCCAATAATGACCCGTCCATGTGCGGCCCTGGTCGGTCGTTTCAAATTGAAGGTGAGGGCCACCGGTGGACACCACGAAGGCGAAGCCGAGAACCTCGGCGAAGTCGTCGGACTCGTGCGCGGTCTCTTCGTCGTCGTTGTCGTAAAAGAAGAGGTGGGGCTTCTGGAGGCGCACCACTTCAAGCACAGTCTCCCCGAAAATCTCAACGAGACAGCGGGGCTCCTTGCCGTGGGTGTGGTCGAGGTCTTCGCCACAATCAACACACCGGCCCGAAGGGTCGGAGGTGATGCCTTGGCAGGGTTCCACCTCGGCGCGTAGGTTGTTCATCACGACCTCCACATAGGAGGCCGCAGGGCTGCGGGTTTGGTCGGGTTCTTGTCCCATGCTTTCAGCAGGTCAGCCACGCATTATAAGGGTGCTTGTAAGGGTGCGCCGTTCCGCTCGATTTGGGGGCTGAAGAGACGTTCGCAACGGCTGAACGAGGGACTGAGAGCCGATTCAAAATAAGGGCCAAAATAAGGGGGGTGGTGGTCACCACTACCAAACGCCCGAAACGCCCAGAAACCCCCTTTATTCGACCGGAGAGGGCAAGTCGCGAAGGTTCCAATTGCCAAGGGTCGGGGGTATGATAGGACTACGGGGGGTCACAAATGGCACACAGGCCGTTTATACGCGATTTAGAGGCATAGTGCAAAATTGACCGATTTAGTGAAGCCTGGGCTTTTGTCGATCTTGTGGCACTTATTTTTTTTCGTCGGCTGACCAGCTTTTCCAATAATTGCCGCTGGAGGGCAGCTGCCAATAAGTGTCGTTCAAATCGGACTTAATGAATCTTCAGGGAGCTGAAGTGGTGTATTTTTTGCACCTGCTTTCATTCTGGCACTCGGTGTATTTTCTGCACCGACTTTCAAAATGTGACCAGGTGTCTCAAAAAAAGCTGGTTTCAAAATAAAATTGAGCGCGTCGCGAGCCTGAGGGCTGCTGTCGAGGTCGGGGGGTTTTTGGATCGGTGGGGCGGTTTAGAAACCGCGGGGTTTTCCACCGTGGGGGCGGTCTATCGCGCCGTGTGGGTGTAGCCCAGGCCTGACGGCTTGGGCTGAAGGATCGAGCGCGTGGGAAGATCACGCGACGGGGGCCAGGATCGGCGGCGCGAAATCGAGCGCGCCGCGAACGTCTCCAAGGGTGGCCCCTGCTGAAGAATCGAGAGGGGCGCGTTCTGGGTCAACCATGAACCTCAATGGTTCGGGTGAGCATCAGCAGGGCGAACAGCGGAAGCACCGCCGCCGCACCCACCATGAAGGCGAAGGTCGGGACGGGGAACGGTCGCGAGCCGAGGACGGACACACGGCAGAACATCACGCCCACCCCTCAAGGATGAAGAGAAGCAGGGCGGCGACTTGCTCAAATCGAGCCTCACCCGTCATGTCGTGGAGGTTGTCGGCCCACGCGTCAAGGGCTGCGGGGGTCGCCTCGTCGTCGTCAAGACCGAGCAGGAGGGCGGCGCGTTCTGGGTCAATGCGTCCGAGGCCGTCGCGGAGGTGGTCAAGGGTGGACATCTCGCCCAGCGGCTCGGCGGAGAGGCCGCAGGTGCGGCACTTGTTGTCATCGGTGACCACGGAGTCAAGGCCACAGGCGGGGCAGTCGGCCCCGTCCTCGTTGGCCCAGCGGGTGAAGGCTTCCCAGCGGGTCGGGTCGTCGCTCATTCGCTCGCCTCGTCGGTCTTGAGTCGGCTGAGGATTTCGACGCCGCGGGCGTACCCTGTGGAGAAGGTGCGGCTCTTCCAGTCAAAGGAGGGCTGGCTCTCCCGCAGGTGCCGAAGAAGGGCGCGGGTGCTGATGAACGCCAACGGCTCGCCGTGGTGGACGAAGACGACGGGGTCACGGACGGAGGGGGTGACGAAGGCCCAAGCGGTGCGCCAGTCGCTCAAAGAACCACCTCACCGAAGCAGTCGCAGAGGGCGACGATGTGAGATTTGAAGCCGTCCTCGCTGGAGAGTTCGAGGTCGTCGCCGCAGGTCGGACAGGCGACAAACTCCCACTGAAGGAAGAGGGCAGAAAACGAGGTGTGACCAGCGTTCACGGCGGCGTTGATGGCTCGCACCGCGGCCTTCTGTCGTCGCTCATATTCTGGTGTGTCGTCGGCGGTGATGGCCTCAGCGCAAGCAGGGCTGCACCAGTCGGCGCATTCGCCGGTTTGGTCGGCGGAGTCGTCGCCGCAGACTGAGCAGGTTCGGACAGGAACGCCGAACCCGTCAGCGTGAACGGTGGGGGCTTCGGTGTCCTCGCATCCGTCGCCCGTGTCGGTGGTTCCGGTGTAGGCGGCGCATTCGTCGGGGCTGTCGGGGTTGAGGGCGTGGCGGTCGCAACAGGGCAGGGGTTCGCCGTTGGCGTTGGCGACGAGGGCGGCATGGATGCGCTCGGCGTCGTTGATGGTGGCGGCGCGCTGGTGGACGGGGTGTTGAGCCTTGAGCGACTGCACCACACAGGACGCAAAGAAGCAGAGGTCACCATCGGTGGCGTTCTCCTTCAAGTACACGGCCACGGCCTCAAGGAGAGGCAGGGCTGGGGTGTGGTTGATGAGGTGGGCGATAGCCTCGCCCGTGGCATGCTGGTTTTGGTCGGGTATGTCGTGGGACATTGTCAATGGTAGCACTACCCCCCATATGAAGGGTGCGTTGATTTCCCCTCAACGGGGGCCGTTTCACGGGGCGCAGGTTCCCGCCGTCCTGTGGGGCTGCATGGCCGAAGGAACGCCCCGCCAGCACCACCCACCACCCCACCAAAACGGGCGCGTTCTGGGTCGCTTCAGCGGTCGAAAATCGAGGGTGACCAGGCCCACCTTCAACCCGTTGGAAACGTTGTTTTGAGGCCGTCAAAATCGGCCCCAATTCTGGAAGGTCTGCCAAGATTTGTGACAAGATCACGCGCCGTCACCGTGGCAAATCGAGGGTGGAAACGGTCGGTTTTTGTAGTCAAAAAGCTCCGAGCTCGGCAGCCCGCCAAGTCATAGTATATAAGCATAGTGCTAAACAGCGATGATGCAGGTAGGCATAATGCTTATATACCAGCTTTGACCATGTGACCTGGATCCGCCAAAAACCAGCAAAAGAACGCAGCAGCTTATCGCTCACCTCTCCGAAAAATGCTCAATAATTTTTTTTCTGGGATTTTTTTATGCCCCACGTTTTTATCTGCGTTTCACCGGCTGGCGCATCCCTCGACCAAAATCTCTCGTCCTTCTTGAGCATCCACACCAAACCTCTTATGCTCGGCGTTCTCCCTCCGATCCTCTCGAACAAACAGTCCTTCAGGCGACTTGCCTCCATAGCTCCTTTCTCTTCGAGAACGTCCACGATGTAGTCTTGCACCGGCTTCTTCATCACCAAAGCCCCACGAACTTACCAGGCTTCGGCCTTCCGTTTTGCTTCTTGTTGCCAGCTTTCGACCACCCAGAGCCATCAGCCTTGCCGACAGCCACAGGTGCAGCTCCGCCGTCCTTGTGCGAGAAGCAGTCAATAGCATGGGCTAAGGCCATCGTAGTGTCGTTGTGCTTCCCCAAGTCCACAATGTCCCCGCCTTTCCAGACATGGCACTCCAACTCATCGAGCATGACATCTATGATCCGACGTGTCTCATGGTTTCCATACGGGAACACCACTTTGCCCTGCTCGAACCAAACCCTAAGCCGGTTCAACAAAGCTTGCTTCAATGACTTGTTGCTGACCTTGCTCGGCCTGTAATCAACCACAGCTCCCATCTGCGAAATCAGACTTTCGTAAAGCTGCTGAAAACCCGAACTTTCCGCAGAAAGCGTAGCATTCCCGTAAATCTTGCACCATTCAACCAATTTTTCTGCTTGCTTAGTTGGCGGAAAATCGTTGCGCCTCCACACATTGACAACGTGCAAATAGCCCTGCTCATCCTGTCGAACCACCACAGCCACCGAGTAATCCTGTCCTAACCCATGCGCCGGATCGAAACCAATGACATACCGACCGCCATGATCCTTGGCGAAGCTCACACCCACGTTCATATCGAGGTTCTTTCTCGTATGCGCTCTGGGGTATGCAGCTGAATCATCGTCCATCACTTTGCACAGGTATTCTTGAGCAAAGGCCAAATCGCCCATAGCCCCCTTTTGTTCCATGATAAACTCCAAGCTCCGCTGTTCAGGCCACAGCACCGCCGGTTTAATCGCCCCTGCGCTCGAACGCCATTCATCCCAATTCGGAATCGCTGACCATGTGCCACTTTTCCAGGCTTCATTCGATAGCATCTCTGTATGATACAGATCAACCGCTGACATCGGCGTACCGACGCAATAGAGATTCGTCCCTGGACTTAGCATCGGTGTGACCACCTTCTTCAGCCAGTCCCTCACGGAGTCCATCGGTGTGTCGCCCATGTCCGTAAGCACGTCGTCGAGAGCAATACAAGCTGGATGCTCACCACGCATAGCTGCACCCATGCCCGTAGCCTTAATCCATGA